ACCCAGAGGCCACCAAAACAGTTTTCCCTGCGTTTACAGTAATTGGGCCAATAGTCATACCATTTTCTGCACCAGTGAAGGTAATGTTTTCATTAATCACTTTAGCATTAGTTCGGATGACACTGTTAGTTCCTAATGACGGGCCTCCAAGAGCAACGGCAGAGCTTATCTTTGCTGCTGTAATTGCACCATCTACAACCTTAGCTGTGGTGACTGAACCATCTGCAAGTTCGGCTGTACCTACAGACTCAAATGCACTGACGCTACCTATGTAAGCCATTCGTATCTCCTTATGCGATTTCTAGTATGCTAGCAAACACTTCTAGGTCTCCAGCAACGGATGCTGTAAGTCCTAGTATGTCGCCAGCTTCTAGGTTAATCGGCTTGTCCATTAGTAGTGTAGCGTCTGCTGGTACAGGCACTGTCTTACAAATATGTCGGTATGTTGAACCACCATCTACTGTAACTTCTACTGTTACGTTAGCATCATTAACACCATCAATGTTTGATATGTACAAAGCATGGATTACTGACTGTGTATTAGATGGTGCTGTATATAGTGTAGTACGTGAAGTACCTATTGCTACACCTGCGTTCTTAAATGTATTAGCCATTTGGTTAGCCTCCCAGAGCTATTGCCATTGCTACGGAAGCACCAATGGGGTCATATACTGTTGTTAAATTATTAATTGCTGTAGTTACTGCTCCAGAAGCACTTGAGGCAGATGCTGCTGCTTCATTAGCTTTAGTAGTGGCAAGAGCAGCCTTTGTGTTTGCTGTAGATGCACTTGTACTCGCTTCACTAGCTTTTGTGTTTGCTGTAGAGGCGCTTGAGGCGGCTGCTGTAGCTGAGTTGCCAGAAGCAGTAGCTGAGTTAGCAGAAGCGGTTGCAGAGTTACCAGAGTTCGTATTTGACGTAGCTGCTGCGCTTGCAGATGAGCTTGCCTGAGAAGCTTTGGTGTTTGCTGTGGATGCGCTTGTACTCGCTTCACTAGCTTTTGTGTTTGCGGTAGATGCTGATGAAGCTGATGCTGTAGCAGAGTTAGCAGAGTTAGTTGCTTGTGTAGCTGCTGTAGAGGCACTAGACGCTGCGTTACTTGCAGACGTACTTGCTTGTGATGCTTTTGTAGTAGCTATGTTTGCCTGAGCAACTGATGTGTCTTTACTGTTTGAAGATGCTGTAGCACTTAAAGCTGATTGAGTTGCTGCACTAGCTGCGTTAGTTGCGCGAGTTGCTGATTGACCTGCGCTTGTATTTGAGTTAGAAGCACTATTAGATGCTGCTGTTGCTGAATCTGCGGCATTGATTGCCTGTTGTGTTATTTCGTTCAGAGTAGAGTCTTGTGTTGAATCACCAGAGCCACCCGTACCTCGGTATATAGCCATTTATATTACCACTATTAGTTAATTAAATGAAAAAAAAGGAGTCTCCAGTTACTACCAAAGACTCCTATTAGTGGTTATTTAAGGTTAACCATTCACTGCTAACATGAATCCTGTTTCTGGACGTAGTACCTGAGTACCATATAAGCGGTCAGCAGTATACAAGGTTCCTAAGAACTCCTGCTTGTACTGAGTTTGTGAACGAACACCCTGTTGCTCTGCGAGTACCATGGTATCTTTATGGCCCAACATTGCGCCACGGATAATACCACCAGCAGTTGCTCCGTTTTGTGCGGCAGTCTCAAGAGTAGGACAGTTAGTAGACACATAAATGTCAATACCATACAACTCACCGATCTTACCATTAACAACGCCTTGACCATTAACAAAGTCAGAGCTAACGTAACGATCAATACCCATGATAGCATTACGTAGTGCAGGTGGGATAACTAAGAAGCGTCCATCCATAGGAGCGTCTGCATCATCCAACTTCTGTACCATGTCACGTAGGAAGTCATCTTCAAATACGTCAGCAGGGATAATCTGGTCTGCTGCATATGCTGTAGTACCAGTAGAAGCATCATTGTAGAACGTAGCACTGGTAATAAAGTTAGAACCATCACCATCACCAAACTTCTTACCAAGGGTAAATAGATCATCGTCTACTTGCTTACCTAGGGCATAGCCAGCATCACCAGTATAGAACTGACGTAGTGAAGCAAGTGCTTGTACGTTAGTAATATCTTCGATCATACGTGAGTATTCAAAGTGCTTGTTAATAGTGACCAATACTTCGGCTTCTGTAGCGTTCTGAATGGTAACTGCTGTGTTTTCTGCTTTAGCAGACGCAACGCCACGGGTAGGCTTAGGGATATGAATAGTATCGCCTTTCTTACCTTGCATTGCAATTTTCTTAGTTAAAGGTGCAAGTACAAGTGATTTCTCATACGCTGCAATTACTTCGTCAGACCAAATTTCGGGGATGAACTTTGCTGCTGATGTGTTATCTACCATACCGCCTGTAGCGGGATATACGGAAGTAGCCATTTTTAATTACTCTCTATAGTTAGGTTATTTAACCCTCTTCTCAGCGTATGCTAATGTGATTTCATCAGATAACGCTAAATAGCGATCAGGGTCATTTTTCATAAGGTTAATAAGGTCAGTTCGTCTATAGATTTTTTTGGAAGAACTAGAGTCAGGGTTGCCACGTGTGTAGCCATTCGACCCTTCTCTGACAGCCTTCTGCCTTCCATTTTTCTCAGCCTGTAATGTTTGATTAATAGCACCAGAACGATCTTTCCATAAAGAGAAAAGTTCATTAGCTGCTTCTATATCAAAATGCTGGTCTGCCTGTACGAACATACGAGTCCTTACAGTTGAAGCTTGAATCCACTCAGCGAACTTGGGGTCTTTTACAATCTCAGGTATTTCTGGGTGGTCTTTCTGTAGAGTAGCCATAGACGTTTGCTGTTTATAAGCTCTCGTTGACTCTTCTGCTGCTTTAACTGATGGATGATTCTCAATAGCTCGACTGATAGCCCTTTCAGGGTCAGAATAGAAATCTATGTCTTCATCTGTTTCGCTGGCTCCTTTTGTTGCGGGAGTCTGCGTTTCGAGTTGTGTGTTGATATAGCTATCGACTACTTTACGTAAGTCACCTACTTCTGAGCTTTGGCGACCTAGGAGCTTTTCAGCCTCTTGGTGCATCCGTACCACATCTTCAAGTGATTTACCATTATACTTATCAGGGATTGTCTCAACTTCACTTGACGCTTGGTTTTCCTCTTGCAAAGGTTCCGTAGTGTCTTGTGTATTTTGAGCCATATCATCTAAGCTATCAAAACGCTCGTTTTTAAAGTCCTCTTCATTTTCGAGGATAACTGCTGCCATATTAAACTCCGTACCTTAGTATTGTGGAGAAGTGATTAAAAATGAAAGCTTCCTAAGATTAGGAGTTAACTTTCTCTGCATGTACTCTACCGCTCTCATGTTTTTTAGCCCACTTAAGGGTTGCTCCAGCAAAGTCGCCAGAGAAAGGTTCTAAATAAGAGCGTGGAGAGCAAAGTTGTCTGGTTGCTATTGCGTCACAAGATTTACATTTCATAAAGTCTGGTGAGCCTTTAACCATGTGTTCGTTGGTGTGTCCTAGTGTGCATTTATAATCATATAGTCTATACATTATTATTATCTTCACTTAAGGACTCTTGTCCCCGTAGATTAGTTTCTTCTAGCTGGAGAAGAGTACCAAGTATATTGAGTTGTCCCTTACGGAAGTAAAGGTCTTCAATAGTTTTAACTTGTTCTACAGAATCAATGTTAGGAACTTGTAGTTTTAAGTCTTCAATCAGTAAACCCCAGCCTTTCATACGGAAGAGGTCATTCATCTGTCTAAAGTAAACTTCTAATTCATTATCTGTCATTTATACTACCTATTATACCATGTTTTAAACAAAAAGTCAAGATTTTTCTTTACTTTTGGTTGCTTTTGTGGTATTAGAGGCCGCTGGGGACTCTAATGTTTCCACCTGCCCCTCTAGCTTGGCTATCTTGTTCAAAAGATTGCTGTAACTCTGATTGATTTGCTCCACTACTTGCTGGAGGTCGCGTTGAGATACCATTTTGTGTTCCTTGTGATTTAAACTCTATTGCTTTATCCTTCAAAATACGATCTGCAACTGCAAGCCTACGCTCAAATTGCTTATCGTCCTCATTTCCTTCCTTAATATTAGCTGTGATAGCTTTAATGCGTTCAATCTCAAGCTCCTGTGGTACTGCCTGAGTCTCTGCTGCTAACTTCTGTGCCCTAGCATTAGATTCGTTAGCTTGGCTGCTTAGAGCGGCTGTCTGGGACGCTTGGAACGCCAATTCAGCTTGCCTAGTCTCTTCACCTGCTTTCTGAGCTTCTGGTGTAGGCTGAGAAGCTTTATCAATCAATCCTATTAGTTCTTCTCTATTGGCAACATTCATATTATCAACAATAGACTTAAGCATTACAGGGTAGTAAGGTGTATCCTTGCCCATAGTCTGCAAAAGTTGTACTAACTGGCTGACCTCATACTCACGTGCAATGATACCTAAGGAGCTAGTAGCATTAAACTTGTAGTCAGACACAGGGTAAAGCTCAGGCTCATACTGCATATAGCGCCAAGCAGCCTTAGATACGAAAGGTATCAAGAATGACTCTTGGAAGTTAACCAAGGTGCGCTTATGTCGTTTAATGATAGCACCAAGGGACATCGAAATGCCAGCAGCAGTTGCCTCACCATTTATAGAGCCTCCAACACCAGAAGAGTCTACGGCACCTGTCGATTGTTGTACCATAGTCTGTAGTGCCTGAGCCTGAGCAAAGGTTATCTGACTTACGTTACCAAAGTTGAATGGATTAATAATCTCCTTTGGGTCACCATTAGTCAAGAGTATCTTACCAGCACGAATCTCTGGCTTAGTGCCCCTAGGGATGCGTGTAGCGTCCATAGCAAGCATAGGGTGTACTGTGAGTGCTAGGGCGTCTATACGTGCCCGTAGCTCTGCATCTAGGGCTTTCTGGCTGTTGTACCCCTTCTCACATACACCACGGCCCCAGAAGCGGCTAGGAACTACGTCCCAAGGGAACGCAACAACTGGACGATCTTTCATCATGTAGGGGCTAGGCTCTGCCTTAAGAAGTACAGACTCATTACCTACAATTACAATAGCTTCAATGTAATAACTTTCTTTTTCTTCATCGTCTAGCTCATAGTCTAGTTCTTTCTCTAGTAGATGCCTAGGTACAAGGCCATAGTATTTAGTGAGGCGTACCTTGTCATCTTCGTGTATAGTTAATTCACTATCTGGCTCTAAGTCAAAGTCCTCACTAGCGTTACCTAAGTATCCTTCTCGGTAGACTCCTGACTCTTGTAGCTGCTCTACTAAGTGAGAACTGACAAACTCATCAATGGCTACACCTAGGGCTTCCTCTACGTTAGTAGCTATAGGGTCAATACGAAAGTTCTGGGGTAGGATAGGGCGTAGGCGTACTACAGTTCGCTTACTGATGTTGACACCCACAGCTTCCATAGAGCCACCCATGACTTCCTCAGTCGCAGGTTTCATCTCATTGATTTCTTCTAATACTACTTCGCCTATACCATTACCGAATACAGCACTATTGATTAGACACTCAGACACATCACGCCTGATCTTAGCCATGTCAAAGTCTTCATGTAGCTTCTTACGTAAGAACATAATGTCCTCAGTCTCTGAGTCGCCCATGTTATCTTTGATGTCAAAGTATTTACCACGACCAAAAGTAGCCTCTTCTATCTCAGCTACGTTAGACTCTACGGCTTGCTGTAGGGCAGGAGCAATGATCTGACTACGCTCTGCTTGTCTTGTCTTGTCACTAGCGTTCCAGATGCCACGCCATAGGCGATAGTATTCTGCATGTTTTGCTGCGTAGTTATTTTCATAGTAGTCACCCCACGTGTCCACTTTAGTCAATACCCAATCTTCAAGGGATTGCTCAATGATAATAGGGTCAGTGCTTTCGTTGTAATCGTTTAGCATA